TGGCATCGGCAAGTCAATCACAGGCACGATGTCATTGCTCGGCAACCATCTGTACCCCCCGCCATTCGTCAGGTTGCTGCTCGGGGCTACGACGTAACCGCCGTCAGCACGGGTGTCTACGCCCGGCGCGATTTCCGATGCTGTATTGCGGTACGTCCCATCGTCAGCTGGCGGCTGCTTGAAATATCTGTGCGAGCCACCGCGCGGCGTAATCGCAATCGGGCAGTCGGATATTTCCAATGCTTTATCTGCGTCGTCTTCGCTAGATAACCAAGGATTGCTCTTGCCGTCGATGTCTACGACAAGCAAGCCGTCAGTGGCAATGCCAATGTTGTAAGACGCAGCACCCCAGGTCTGCTCGATCAACGAGGCATCTCTAGTGGCGTCCAGGCACCCACGGTTTGTCGCCGGAAGCTTAGAGCCAATGAGTAGTGGAAACACGCTATAGCCGAGTTCTGCATATCGCAGAGCGGAATCAAGCAGGCAGTTGTCTGTTGCGTCGTCCTCGTTTTTATCGTCCATGATTAGAATGGAATCTCCTCCTCGTTATGTCTTGCGAAATCTTCTAGTGGCGCAGGTAGCGAACCAGTAGTCGCGCCGATTATCCTCGGCCATTTTCCTTCGTATCTAACGGTTACGGTTTCGACTAGGGCAACGCCACCAGCATTGCAAATGTCTGCGGCATGCTGGGCGTCTTCGGGGAATGGGTCATTGCTGTTTTCCTTCCACCACTCGAGCGCCTTGCCATGTGCAAAACCCGAATGCTCCACGCAGACCCATCGCGAGAATCGCATGCCGACGCCACAGAAGTAATCAATTCGCAGAGTCTTCGGTGCAGACTCGTCAGCGTTTTTCTTCGTGTGTGCTGAGTACCGGACATCCCGCACTTCCCAGACTGCAGGCTTTTCTTGCTCGGAGAGCACGGCATCATCCTCTGCTGCTTTGCTGCCATGCTTGAGGGAGTCGTTCGCTGGAAATTCAAAACCGCACTGCGGGCAGACCCGATACGCCGCTGCGACCAGCTCATTGCACTGCGTGCATTCTTTGGTCACTGCATTGTCACCGCCACCCCTGGTGGTATGGTTCGCGGGCCGGATCACATCAATTGGACCGTGCTGCTTTATGTTGCCTACGAAGTCGAGCACCAAGCAGTCTTCTTTCACGCCGTCTACTCGCAGACCTCGTCCGATCTGCTGGTAATACAACCCTGGCGACAGCGTGGGACGCAGCAACGCAACGCAGTCTACGTTGGGCGCATCGAAGCCGATGCTCAGGACATTCACGGAAACCAAGTATTTCATTTCGCCAGCCTTGAACTCCGCGATCTGCTCGGCTCGCAAGGATTTTGGAGTATCGCCAGTGATCAAGCCAGCCCCAGGAAGCAGGGTCTGCAAGTGCATCGCATGTCTCACGCTAGCGGCAAACACGAGTACAGAAGCCCTGTCCTCAGCGTTCGCGATGATGTCGGACACGGCAGCGTCTACTACTTTGTCGTCATCCATCAGCCTGTCGATCTCCTCAGCGATAAACTCGCCGCCACGAACATGCAGTTCGCTTAGATCCAACTTCTTTTTGCCAGCCTTGGATCTCACCGAGGACAAGTACCCCTGCACTATCAGATCGGGGATGCTTACTTCGTGGCAAACGTGGTTCAGAATGCTATCCGGCCCACAGATCATGCCGGTCTTCATCCGGTAGGGTGTGGCAGTCAATCCGATGATTCGCGTCTTAGGATTGACTAGCTTCGTGTCGGCGATGAACCTCCTGTACATGCCCTCGCCGTCGTCTGGGATCAAGTGCGCTTCGTCAACTATCACTAGGTTGAACGGCCCGAGTTCACCGGCGCGTTTATACACGCTTTGGATGCCAGCGATTATTATCGGATGGTCTGTGTCACGAGATCCTAATCCGGCAGAGTAGATGCCCGCATCTTCACGGGCTAGCTTTTCCCTCGCCTGCTCTAGCAGCTCTTTGACGTGCGCAAGAATCAGGACTCTGCCGCCCCAATTGTCAACACAGTCTTCGGCGATTTGCTTAATCACATGCGTCTTGCCGGAACCAGTTGGCAGGACGGCACATGGGTTGTCTGTTCTCGCGCGCAGGTGACGGTAGATCGACTGCACGGTTTCTGCTTGGTACGGTCTAAGCATGGCAATGCTCCTATCGTGTCCGTGAATGGAGAGAAAAACTGCGAGGGTGAGTGAAAGGTTAAAAGCCCCACCCTCGCAGAACCGGCCATCACACCGGCATCACCAAGGAACATCGCCCGCCGCAGCAGGCTGAGCAGCATTATCGATAGTCGCCGCAGCTGCATCCTTGAGTGAGACGTACTTGCCCACACGGTTCTGCATGCCGCCCGTGTCTTTGCGCTTTTGAAGGGACACAGTAACAACCATCGGCTTGTCGTGCAACTCCACAGAGTCGTCTGGCTTCTGAATGCCGACAGCGTTGCAAATCGCCGCTAGATCGCTTCTTGCTATCTCGACAGCGACATCGTTCGGATTGTCGAGGTTGAGGATGCAATATAGCTTTCGATTTTTGTGCTCGCCTTCGAGCACTGACATGACAAGCGACAAATAAGAACCAGTAGCCTTTCTATTGGGCTTTTCTTCGCTGCTCGTGATCGCGACTTTGTAGTCGCCAGCAGGGATCGGCTCAAAGCTTTTCATTGGCTCAACTTCGGCAGCATTAAATCCAGCTAAACTAACCATTTGATAACTCACTTTCCAAAAAGAAACAAACACAAAACAACATATACACACACACACACACTATTTCTATTCTGTTTTTATTTGGGGAGACACTTGGCGTAGTCGGCCCAAGTCATAGGAATTTCATCGGGCAGGTCCGCGCGATTCTTCGCGTAGCAAAACGGCTTTTCGCGGGTACGCATCACACGCTCGTTGCCGCCGATTGCCTTGGTGGTTTCCTTGCCGAAATCCCCCTCGACTGTTTTTGTATAGACCTTGTAGCTGGCGAAAAGGACTTCGTCAGCCCACTCCCTAAGTATGGGAGAAGCCAGCTTGTGCAGCGCCAGAGAATACTGGTCGTAGTTCTCACCCTCTGGATTCTCGAACTTCACGATCTTCGCATGGGCGATCAAGATGATCCCCATCTTTTTGACATTGCGTAAGTGATCCAATGCCTTGAGGAAATCTTGCCAGAGGGCAATCGCTGCCGAGTAGCCCTTGCCGTAGCCGATCTCATCGATCTGCGATACGCCCTTCTCGCGACATACCTCATCCCAGACCAGTCGTTCCAGCCAATCCAGCGAGTCCACGACGAGCGTGCGATACCCGTGCTTCTCGTTACACAGGGCAGCTAAGTGCTGCTTGACCTCCAGCCAGCTTTTAGCGACCGGAAAACTCTCGCAGTCCACGTCGCCCAGACCGTCTTCGGTCGAGACGAAGATCGGGTTCGGCGCGTGGCTGGCGAGCGTAGATTTCCCGATGCCGTCTACGCCGTAGACTATTACCCGGCGCGGCATCTTGACCTTGCCCTTGTTAATCCCCGCGAGGCCAGATTTTTTCTTGGGTTGTTTTGCTTCGGCTTGAACTGCGTCCGTCGTTTTTGCTGCCTTCTGGTTGTTCGCGGACATCTCCGCTACGACTGGCTCCTTTACGTCCCGCACTGCGGTTCCAAAACTGCTCATGACACTCTCGCTTTCTTTCTGATTAACTAGGGTCTACAACCAACTCACGAAACTCTTCTACACTCTGCTCGATCTGCGAGAGATCTGGCCGATTGGCGTTGATCTCTCGGAACTCTTGGGCGATCTCGATGATCTTGTCCATGTTTAACTCGCAGTGCCGATTCAAAGACCCTTGGTCTAACTCCCACACGGCACACGGCGCGTCTTTTGATTTTTCACAGGCGATTAAATAAAACGGCAACCGGCGACCGAGGATCTTTGTGGCAATAGCTTGGTAGAACGCAGCTTGAAACATATAGCCGTACTGCTTAACCGACGAAGAAAAAGAAAACATATCACCAGTAGTCTTGTAATCGACGAGCCAAGCATCTTCTCTGATCCAATCAACTCTAATCTGGCAGGGAAGACCGCAATA